GAAGCATACTGGAAGATAAGACGACCAAAGTAACCGTGTGCTGCTACTATGTTGTATGTTTCTTCTTCTTGTCCAAATTTATATCCGTAGTTTTGACTCTCGTCTTCAGTTGTCTCTCTGATTAGAGAAGATGTAACTAGAGAACCGTGCATTGCACTGAAGAGACTACCACCAAACATTCCTGCTACTCCTGCCATGTGGAAAGGATGCATTAGAATGTTGTGCTCTGCTTGGAACACAAACATAAAGTTGAATGTACCTGAAATTCCTAGAGGCATTCCGTCTGAGAAAGATCCCTGACCGAAAGGATACACTAAGAATACTGCGAATGCTGCTGAAACTGGTGCAGAGTATGCTACACAGATCCATGGACGCATTCCTAATCTATAACTAAGTTCCCATTGACGTCCCATGTAAGCTGAGATACCGATAAGGAAGTGGAAGATAACGAGTTGGTATGGTCCTCCGTTGTAGAGCCATTCGTCAACTGTTGCTGCTTCCCAGATTGGATAGAAGTGCAATCCAATAGCGTTGCTAGAGGGCACGACTGCTCCTGAGATGATATTGTTTCCATATAAGAAAGATCCTGCTACAGGTTCGCGGATACCGTCGATATCGACAGGAGGTGCTGCTATGAAAGCAACGATGAAACATGCTGCTGCTGCGAGCAAACATGGAATCATTAAAACACCAAACCAACCAACATATAATCTGTTGTTTGTTGATGTTACCCACTCGCAAAACTCTGGCCATCCTGCTAGGAGACCTCTGCTGCGGGTTTGAGTTGAAAGAGTTGTCATTAGTAAGACGTTTTTAGTAGGACTTCAAGGGTTAGAAGTGATACTATATTTCCAGAAATCCCTTCCCTTCTGGATATTAGAGACGAAGTATTATTCTGCCTATAGGTCTCGGTTTAAGAGCAGTTGTGCAACAGGGTGACGATCTTTCGGGTCCTTCTGCAAGTGTAAAGAAATCTTTACAGTGTGTTGAAATTAAAACAACTTCCTTAGTATATAGGCTTTTGCATCATTCTGTCAAGGGGTCTTTGAAACCTAAAAATCTTTCTCCATATTTCTGCCAACACAAAATAATCTCATCGTGAATTTCTTTCTCACGAAATGCTTTGCCCTCTCTCATATCATCGAGGTGTCTTTGGAAGAGTCCTTCCTCAATATAATAGGCACAAAATTCATACACATCTCTGGTCAGGTTGATACGATGCTGTATAAATGCGTTTAAACAAAACTGGCGAGCATGCATTTGACCATCATTAAATCGCCAGTCACTTGAGAAATCTACTTTAGGATTCATCTTCGATAATTCTTACTGTGTATTCTATATCCTTACCCATCTTAGCAGCCATTAGTTGACTTAGGTAGTATAGAAAGTTTACCTTGACTTTTGACAGTCCTCTATAGTGAGATAGGGTTAACCAAGACTCACCATCAAAGACTTCCAATCTGAATTTCTTAGGTGTATTCTTCTCCATTTCTAATCCAGTTGATAATGTTTTCTGGATAGGAAACCTCGTAAGGATCTTCCTCTGCATCATCAACTTTACCTGGTTCTTCAAACATCTTTGTAATTACTCCCTCTTCTATGATACATGCGTATCTCCAAGAGCGAAGTCCAAAACCATTAGGTGTCTTGGTAACCAGTTGATTCATTAGACCAGTAAACATAGCGTTACCATCTGGAATCAATTTCACTTTTTCTATTCCTAACTCCTTCTGCCATGCATTCATAACGAAACCATCGTTCACAGAAATACACCAAACCTCGTAACCTTCTTCCTTAAAGTTATTATAAGATGACTCGAAGGAGGGTAATTGAAATTGGGTGCATGTAGGAGTGAAGGCACCTGGTAAAGCAAACAATACATGCTTGCCTGTGCCTAGTAATTCTTTTGAGTTAACTGTATCATATCCAAATGCTTTGTCATGACAATCTTTCTGTCTGACAAAGACAAAATCCACACTTGGGATCTCCATAATTAATTTTGTCTCTTACAGTTATGTATTATATCATGCAACTTGGTATAAGCCAACCGCAAAGATAATAGTAGATCCCCATCCCGCAATTCTAGGGATGAATCTGATTGACATAGGACGTCTGTATACTTCCATGACGTCGTGATAAGATTGTGACATTGCGTCAGACATTAGACTGCTCCGTAAACAGGTTGCATTATACCACCACCTTGATCGTTGTCATCGTCATCCCCATTGGTGGCACGAAGGAATAACTCAAGTAAAACAAGTGCTCCTAGTGGATAGAAGCACCATAGTATTGCTTGGAAGGGAGTGATCTCCACTTATACAAAACCAGGAATGATTTGTCCTGTAGTTAAGTAAGCACCTAGTCCTGCTATGATGCCTAGCATTGCTAGTCTACCGTTAAGTTTCTCAGCAACTTTCTTTGATTCGATATCTGTCATTAGAAGATACCTGGAATGATTTGTCCTGTGAATGTGTAAGCACCAACTGCTGCTACAAAACCTAGCATTGCTGCCCATCCATTAAATCTTTCTGCTTCTGGTGTCATGAGTTTTTCCTCTTTGTTGATTGTGAATTGTGAATTAATTTTCATTAGAAAATTGGTGGAAATATGCTACCAAAGAAACCGTAGTTTATAGTAGCGATGATAAGTCCTAGCATGGCAAGTCTGCCATTAACTAATTCTGCGTATCTCCAATACTTGTGACTAAAGTCCATTAAAAGATACCTGGTATGATCTGACCAGTAGTAATGTATGCACCTAGTAATGCTACGAAACCGATCATTGCCCAACGACCGTTAACTTTTTCTGCATTCTGTGGGTAACCTTCGTATGCTACTGTCTCATCAATGTAAGGACGTGTCTCGGTTGGGAAAGCGTTTTGTCTTCCACCTGACTCAGTTGTTACGGTCATGTTTCGTTGTATGAAGTATTGTTACATAATTATATATAAAAGATTAAGTTTTTGTCAACCCCCTTTTATATAAAATTCCTGACATTCTCTGAAAACTGTTGCTATCACTACAAAAATAAAAAACCTGCTGATTAGAGCAGGTATTTATACTTATGTCAGGGTTTCCTAACATTACATGGCAGGTTGATACGAAACTGTATCACTTTTGTTTGGATATGCTGCAACCTCTGGGTCTGGATCTAACCACTTGACATACTCAGGATCTTCTATACAACAATCAAGTTGTGCTTGACTGTCAAGATAATACATGTCGTAGTATCTCTCCTGTATGTCATGAAACTTCTGTATTCTGAAGTCAGGTGCACCATTGTTTTCTAGCAAACCTTTCTGGACAAAGCGATATGGATAACGCTCTAGAATGATTTCTGTTTTTGTCATTGTAGTGGTGTATATGAATCTATAATTATTCTACCATTGATGATACCACTTTCGTATATCGCCATGGACAGTAATATAAGTGTCACAATCAATGCAAATGCTGATTTATACATTTTTGATTTCAATTAATTTTTCTGTCTCTATTTGATCGCTCTCATCTGGGTTAGTATGATGTGTTACTTCTCTCAATGTCTTGAGATATTCTAAGACGTGCTCTCTGATTTCCATCAACTCATCAAAGCATCCTTGGTTGTGTGCACATGCTCTTAGTTTATGGTCAGGTTTCAAGACTGACTCTTGAAATAATGTTAATGCTCTATCATACTTGATAGCAGGTGTTTCTTTGCCGATCATTGGACTATTGAAATGAAAACCATCCTGTTATTATCATCTTCTCCTTCGTCTCGGATACTCTTCCTCTATGAAAGTGTGTCCAATCTGATGGCCAGATGACTGTGTATCCTTTTTGTGCAGGCACATACTTATCTTGATGAAACCACTCGGTGCCACCATCAGGGACATCGTTTAGGTATGTCATAAAGACAAGGTGTCTATACACATTGCTTGGTAGGCAGTTTGATCTCTCTGTATGCCAAAGTTTAAAACCACCACCCTTAGGATACCATTGTATAGAAAGTGGCTCGACGATACGGAAATCAGATAACTCACAGAAAGGAAACCTATCCATGTATAACTCTAGTATCCTCTGCAATTCAACGAGATACTTTTCACAATGCATGACTGCTGCTTGGAATGGTACATGCAGGTCACGAGAATCTTTAAATTCTTTATTGGTATGTGACTCCCCACTTAATTGCACTTGACCTTCAATGAAAGGTAGAAACTGTTGGTGCCTGTAGAAGTTTACAACTTCTGTGACTGACTCATCAGATACAAAGTCGCCCCAGATAAAATCATTATGCTTTTCACATATCTTATCTTTATAGGTTGTGATCTCAGGTTTTAGCATCTACTCTATATGAAAATATTGCTCGAGGAGATTTGGGTGATGCTTCATGATACATCCCCTTAGGTATGTATAGTGCATCGCCAGGATTGACGGTGACTATATCTGCTAAGCATGTTTCACATGCATTGGTATCAAATCTATAGGATGTCCTTCCTTTGACTCCTACGATTAATACATCTTCTTCATCTTTATGCCTGCCGAATGTGTCAGCAGGTGCAAAGTAAGAAACATAAACATCCATGTTTTGACACTCATGTCCTGACCATGCTTCAAACTCTCGTCTAGCGATAGTAAAAAGAGGAGGACAGGGATATCCTCTCCTCCACTTAGACATATAAGAGGGCGGACCTCCATCACTTATTACATGACAATGACCAGTAGGGTCGTTTAGAGTTGCATTTACATACATTAACACACTCTCCCATGGCACGTCAACATGCTTGGGGAATATGTCACTATAAAAAATGTATCTCTGATCATCCATAAGTTAAATCATAATTTAGATTGTCGATTAGAATTTCATAATCCTCCTCAACATCAATACCCCAGAATTGGACACGACGTTTATCGGCATAAAACCTACAGAGTGCTTGAAATAAAGTTGGGTATTCTTTATCCAATTCAACCTCGCCGTTGATCGCTGACCTTAGAATGGACATACGATTTGAAAAACGATCCTTTACTGACATTAGTAAACTCCTTTTCTGTTGGGACTTGGCTTTCGCCAATGATTCAGACAGGAATCGAACCTATTAAATGCACCATACACTGAATCAAATAATTGCTTTAGTCTTGTCTACATGTCCTTTAACGTTAAAGGAGATGATCGTCCTCTTGACAGGGGATCTATTCGGAATTGATTCATGGTGCAATGCTGCAGGAAAGAACACAATCGACCCTTCCCTAACTCTTGGGACGTACGACATTAAGTTGCCATCCTTGAAGTCATGGAAGGGTGAGTAAAAAGTTGTTGGCATGTGTATGTTTTCATTGAAATCATAATAAAGAATGCATGACCAACCATACATGCCATGGTTGTGCACTCGGTGTTTATGAGAATCTAGTTGAGACTCAAACCACATTGATGAGATCTCCATCTGATGATTGCGACCAAGGCAACCACTTTTTTTGAATTTATTTATAGGGATTGCTGCTGCCTTAAAAACTTGGTCAGCATACGGTGGCAATGTGCCTGCATGATCCCATTCAAAAAAGTCAGTATAAACTTCCACACCCTGATCCAGATGTTTATCTGCTAGGTCTGGTAGTTGGATGGATTTTTTCTTCTCTTCCCAGTCTTCAATCTCGTAAGTGCAGATTGGGACACGGAATGGGAATTCCATCATGTCGTTTCAATCTGTCTAATTTGTGACGCTACAATCTCTGCCTCCTCTGTCTTGCCTTCTTCAATCAGATAATGTAACTTATCAATTAAAAACTCTACTGAGTCTACGAATTCGATAGGAGCCATGATTGCAAAGTATAACTCTCGTAAGTATATATGATCTCTATTCATCTGTCAAGGTTGAAAATTTTTAATAAACCATTCGGCATCCAACACCACTAGTGCCTTCTTCCTGTTTTTCTTCATAAAAAGAGCAGGTGTATGGTTACCTGCGTTAGCACACGCTTGATCATATGCATCATATACGTTAAGTTTCTCAACATTTTTACACTCTATTGAGAAAGGAAATTTCTTTCTAGCATCTCTTGCCATGATAAGATCTTCGCCACCTGCACCCATACTTCTAGACTCTATGTCCTCAGGGTGTACGTCACGATGCTCTATGAGCATATCTCTTACCCACTTCTGAAAGTTTCTACCTTTCGCTTTTGCACTCTGCGGTTTCAATCAATTACCTTCATACTCATCTTTATATGTATAAGATGGTGTGAAGGGTGCTCTGGTAGCAGTAGTGTATGCACTAACGTCTTCTTTGAGTGCATCTTCTAACTCAGATGCTAACTCTTTTAACTGATGTGCAAGACGTTTTACTTTTTGGTGATTCATATTAGTTTAGATTGTAATGATTCCCAGTCCTTATCAAATTGCTCTAACCCTTTGTCGGTTAAAACATGCTTATACATCTTATCAAATATGCTTGGAGGTATTGTGCAGATGTCTGCACCAACTTCAAAACATTTACCAACATCTTTTACGTTACGAATAGATGCTGCTAGTATCTGTGTCTCAACTTTATGTTGTTTAAAGACCTTAGATATATCTGATATTAATTGTATACCATCAAAACCATTGTCGTCAACCCTCCCTACAAATGGAGAGACGTAAGTTGCTCCTGCCTTTGCTGCAAGTATTGCTTGAGTGACAGAGAAACAAAGCGTTACGTTTGTAGAGATACCGTCTTCTGATAATTCTTTACATGCCCTCAGTCCTTCTGGATTGAGAGGTAATTTAATAGTTACACTTGGATGAATATCAATATAATCATCTGCCATGTCTAGCATCTCTTCTGCTGTTGCTCCAACTACCTCTGCAGATACTGAGGCAGTCCATCCAAACATATCACATATCTGTTTAATAACTGTAACAGGATCTTGTCCCTGTTTTAACATTAGAGAGGGGTTAGTTGTTACACCATCTATTAACCCTGTCCCTACGGCATCTAAAACTACCTCAGTATTACTACTGTCTAGAAATAGTTTCATGACTCTCCTTTGCATAGTTACTCTTATTTATTTTTACAGAAAAAGAAGAGGGAGGTTGGGTTTCTGTATACCAACAAAGAACGGGCATTACTACAGAAGTAAATACGTCCTTGCCTGAGTCCTACTTGGTTGAGTAGTTCTGCCCCTGCGGACAGCGAGCACCACCTCTGACTCATCACCTTAACTAGCGGTTGCCAGTAAGTTTATTCAGTCACTCCCATGTTGCGTCCAACAAATATAAGTTAACATAAAAAAAGGAAGGTGTCAAGCCTTCCTCTAAAATTTAATAATGTTTTTACAATTTACTTTTTCTTCTCACCCTTGCGTGGATTTTTGGTAAACCAAGAGGGTGTGCCGAACACATTCAGATTAACCCATTTTGCATAATGAATACCACGATAGCACAGGAGAGCAAACACTCTCTCTGGATCATGTATGTCTGGATTATATTCGGGTAAACCGTAGTCCCATTCTATTTTAACTTTGAGTCCCATCGCATTGCTCCTGCCTAAAAGACTGAAGGAAGCGAATCTCGTAGTAAATGAAAGAAAGGAACACCACGCACCCGAGGTTGATTAAACCAACAGTTTGTAGTGCTTCCATCATCCTACACCACTGCTAGTTTTTTCTGGACTTTAACACCACGATACATTAACTCATGGTTTCTTGCCTGTGCGGCTTCTGCTAGTACCTTTGCTTTGTACTGCTCAGCGTCATACTTGACGCCACGATATGTAATAGTAGTCATGTTTACTCCTAAAGTAGGTTGAATTTCTCCTTTAACTCTTGCGAGTGATCCGAGTCCCCGTTCCTTTAGTCGTTTGCGTCCCTACAATACAATCCTTGTGTTTCTCCAAACTCATAGTAAAGATCAACAATCTCTTGTCTATCTTTATCGCTAAGGTCTGGATAGACTTTAGCACGATCTACAAGTTCGTTAATGTCTCCACATGAGACAGTGACTACTTGAGTAGCACTCACTAATAGAGCAAGCATATGTATCATAAGAATGAACGATCCGTTCCGCGACTTACTTGCGTCCTAACATATAGGGTTTGCATCCTTCTTCCTCAACCTTTGTAAAGAAGTAATCTATAAGATACTCTTTAGCATCGGGTATGTGATTGGCATCTGCCATTATCTCTGCCCGATTCCTATTCCACTCTGCACATGTCATCGTCCAATGGGACGGATGGTGTTGTGTGAGTAGCGAAGATAGCAATGCAACTTCTAACATTAAGATGAACGATACGGATATGTTAGCATATCCACAACTATTTAGCAAGTTAGTTATTTAACTTAATGTTATAACTTTATTAATCTTTCCTTAAGACTTACGGTTATTACTACGTTTCTTCCCATGGGTCGGGTGGTTGGGTAGTATCTTGTGTCTCTTTAGGTGGGATTTCACTTGACGTAAAAACTTCAAGTGGTCCTTGATACCACTGATCTGGTGGTGGCCAAGAGGATCTAATGGAGATATCGTCCAGTCCTTTGACTTCGCTTGGTTTTCTTTCCACGATGATTTCGTTTTTCTTTTCTTCTTCATTCCATTGATCAACAAGGTCTTCAATTTGTTGATCAACATCGTACATGGTCTTATCGACCTTCCATTCTAACCACCACTGTGCATACCAAGGTAGTGCAAAATTAAGTAGCACCCATCTAAAGATGCCCCTTTGTTTCTTACACCAGTCCTCGAATTTCTGCACATCACTAGGGACACCTCCCCAATGGTGTTGAAATTTAAAGTGAAAATCCTGCGAAGGTTTCTTGTCCAACATCTTGTTTGATACCACCTACTATGTAGGATTCGATCTCGGTCTCTTGTGGAGCATTCTGCTGACCCTTACTATTCAACCAATGGTTAGTCCATGGTAGTGGGTTAGTGCTGAGTGGCACATCAAATACAGGTGTCAAACCTATCGCTTTCATACGACGGTTGGCAGTCCATTCGACATACTGACATAGCAATCTCTCATTCAAACCGATGATGCTACCTTGAGAAAATAGATAGGTTGCCCAATCTTTCTCCTCTTCTACAGCATCAACAAACATTTGTGTGATGTTTTCTTTTTCTTCTCTTGCAATTTGTTGCATCTCTGGATCGTCACCTTGATCCCATTTCTTTAGAATCTTTTGAGTGATGTTTAGATGTTGTGATTCGTCTCTAGCAATCAATGCAATGATCTTTGCTGATCCTTCCATGAGTTTTAACTCACCGAAAGCGAAAGAGCATGCGAATGAAACATAGAAACGTATTCCTTCAAGGATATTGACGTTAGCAATAGCCCTGTAAAGTCTTCTCTTTAGGTCATGCAGTGTCCACTGTGAAGTAGGTGAGTCTTTCCAACCTGGCTTCCACATGTTACCTTCTGCATATTCTCCTACTGCGTCAAGGAAGTCATCATATGCTTTAGTTACCGACTTCGCTCTAGCTAAAATTTTCTCGTCATCTAATACAGTATCAAAGACCTCTGATGGATCTGCATATACATTCTTTATAATGTGTGTATAAGATCTACTATGGATTTGCTCCATGAAATTCCATACACCGATAGCACCTTCTAATTCGGGCAATGAACAGTAAGGGGCGAATGCCATGCCAGGTCCTCTGCCTTGCACACTATCAAGGAGGATCTGATATTTAAGGTTAGAAGTATAAATATGCTTCTGTTGATCGTTTAGTGTTTTGTAGTCAGACCTATCTTTTTGTAGTGAGACCTCCTCTGGTCTCCAAAAAAATCCTAGTTGAGACTGTGTAAGTCTTTCAAAGTCTGGGTATTTGTATTCATCATATCTCTGCATCCCTAAGGGTGCTCCGAAAAACATTGGTTGTTTCTTAGTATCCACTTGGTTACTATTGAAAACGGTTATAGACATTTAGATTCCTTAGGTTGTGGTTATACATTACATGCGTCACATTCTGCCTCGTCGCCAGACAGAATATCATTGATAAGATTTTCTACTGCTGCTTTATTCTCTGTTTCTTCTGTATCTTTTTTATTATCGTATGTATTTTGATAGTATGAGGTCTTCCAACCATATTTGTATGTGTTTAACAAATCCATAGAGAATACTGACATAGGAATCTCATTGTTAGGATAATTCTCTGGATTGTATGACCAGTTACCACTGATCGCTTGATCAAAAAACTTCTGCATAACCGCAACAACCTTGATGTAACCCTCATTGGATGGCATATCCCACAAGAGTGTGTAGTTATTTTTTAATGTGTTGTATTGCGGAACAATCTGCTTAAGAGGTCCTTTCTTCGATTTCTTAACGGACAGGTAGTCTCTAGGTGGCTCGATTCCATTGGTTGCGTTTGACACAACGGAGCTGCTCTCCGAAGGCATTTGTGCGGACAGAGTGCTGTGCCTGAGTCCAAATTTCTGTATGTCATCCCTAAGAGAATTCCAATCATGTTGGTATGCTACCGAGGTAATGTTGTCTACGTCCTTCTTATATGTATCGATCGGAAGAATTCCATCATGATACTTTGTCACTGAGAAATTACCACAAGGTCCTCTCTCTTTTGAGAGTTGATTTGATGCCTTCAATAGGTAGTATTGGAATGATTCTGTCAACTCATGGACAAGATCATAAGCACCTTGATCATTATACTTGACACCCTGTTTAGCAAGGTAATGTGCTAGTCCAATATAACCTATACCTAGTGAGCGACGTGCAATAGTAGAGTCCTCTGCTGCCTTGACAGGATACTCTTGATAGTCAATCAACTCTTCAAGACCACGGACTGCAAGGTCACATAGATTCTCCAACTCACTAGTCTTTGTAATCTTACCTACGTTGATAGCAGATAGGATACACAAAGCGATCTCACCTTGTCCTTGTAAGGACTGGATAGGATCTGTGGGTAGAGTAATCTCTTGACATAGGTTACTCATATTCACCTTGTCTTTGAAAGATGAATGTGTATTACAGTGATCGATATTCATCAAGTATATACGTCCTGTCTCTGCTCTCTCTTTGAGCATAGCAAGGATCAAGTCCTGAGCAGGGACAACAGTCTTCGGAATCGAGTCATCAGATTCATAACGTGTATAGAGATCATCAAACTTGTCAGTGCCAAAAGCATCGTACAAACCTGGTGTATCGTGAGGTGAGAATAGTGTGATGTTTCCACTGGCAATAAACCTCTTGTAAAATAACTCACTAAGTTGAATACTGTAGTCTAGTTTCCTTACTCTATTATCTTCTGTCCCTTTATTATTCTTAAGGACTAGGATATCTTCTATTTCTTGGTGCCAAATGGGGAAGTGGACTGTTGCGGATCCACCACGGATGCCATTTTGAGTGCAACATCTGACAGTGCTCTCAAACTTTTTGAGGAAAGGGACAACACCTGTGTGCTGCACTTCCCCGCCACGGATTTTACTGTTGATCCCACGGATTCTGCCTGCGTTAATCCCGATTCCAGCCCTTTGAGCAACGTAGTAACCAATAGCCATGTCACTGCTAAAGATGCTATCGAGGGTGTCATCAATATCAACAAGAACACAGCTAGCAAATTGCCTAAGGGGAGTCCGCACACCTCCCATGATAGGAGTCGGGATGTTGATTTTGTGCCTTGAGATTGCGTCGTAGTATTTTTTGACATATGTAAGTCTGCTCTCCTGTGGATAGCGTTGAAACAAAGTTGCTGCGATCATCACATACATCTGCTGTGGTGTTTCATACACCTCGTTGGATGATCTATCTTGTACGAGATATTTATCTACAACCTGACGTAAGCCAGCATATGTAAACATATAGTCTCTATCATAGTCAACCATGGAATTGATTTCGTCCCACTCCTCCTCGCTGTACGAGTCTAGAAGGGCAGGATCATATAGTCCATGACCAATACAGTCTTTGATATGTGAATATAAATGTGGGTGACTGTCAGGATGTGCGTTGTAGACTGCTTTTCGGAGAGAAAACAGCAGCAAACGAGCAGCGACAAACTGATAGTTTGGTGTGTCTAGAGATATCAAATCGTTTGCAGACTTGATAAGGATCTCTTGTATATCATTGGTTTTAATATTATCAAAAATCTGCAAGTTAGCATTCATTTCTATTGCAGATTCAGAGACACCTGCGACACCATCGCATGCCATCTCTACCATCTTATGAATTTTTTCTAAGTTAAGTGACTCAACACTGCCATTACGCTTGACGACGTTGGTGCTCATACCTTTTTCCAGAATGTTAGTTTTACTTTTGCTTCAGCACCTTGAAAGGTGTTGCTCTTTACGATCTGTTTCACATCATGCCCTGCTAGGTGCATGTCATTAAGATCTTTTTCTTTAATAGTCTTAGGAAATATTACCACTGAATATCCTTTGTCTATTGTATCAATTATTTTATCAACGATCTCCTTGTTTCGTGGCTCGTTGTCATAGACGAATGTAAATTGATAATTGAAAGTGCTATAGTCAACATCACTACCACACATGGCAATAGCATTAGGTAGGAAGTAGGAATCAAACGGTCCTTCCGTGACATAGACTTCTTCGTCAGTATTGATGCGATCCAATCCAAAGAGTTTTGTTTTATCTTTGTCAAAGATACATGTGATATATCTTAGCACACTTTTAGGTGCTAGTGATCTACCTTGAATGCCAAACCATTTTCCGTCATGATCAATAAGAGGGATGATTATTCTAGGTTGGTCATTCTTAAGACTCTCAAAATAGTTTGGACTCTGAGAGTTTACCCATGCCTTAAACTTGTCAACATAATATAAGGTATAGAATGCTTCTGCAGGTAGTCTTCTTTTCTCTAGATATTGTCTTGCGGGATGCTCATTATTTAGACTAGCAACATCTTGGAGACCTGTTGGCTTGGTAGCAAAGTATGGCTTTGCTGACAAGTCAGGTAAGACCTCTTTCTTCTTAGGTTTTTTATATTTTTCTAAGAGATATTCTGAGTATAAATCTGACGCTTGATCCTTCAAAAAGGTAGAGAGAGACTTAGAGATACCACAGTTGTGACACTTATAAACGTAATCATTATTACGCATAAAAAAATACCCCCTCGCTTTACTCTTATAGCGTTGGGAGTCACCGCAATAGGGACACCTAAAATTATAGGTGCGTCCTTGGTGTTTGAATTTTTCTAGTCTGACCCCAAGACGATCTATGTATTGGGTATCAACGTAACTCATTCAAGTCGGTTATCTCTCCGACTATCATACTAGTATTTTCTTGTCCTGTCAACATAGGTTTAATAATCTTCTGTCCTACTGGACTGACTAGGAAACTTATGATACTTAATGCACCAAATATAGACCACATCTTCTTCTCCATTAACCTTAAACGGTCATCCACCTTGCGTATATCTCTCTCACATCCTTTCTTTATTGCTGCTGTCTCACGATTGACGTCTGCAGATAGTCTATCGATCTTTTCAAATAATACTTCGTCTATTTTATCTTGCTTATCTAACTTCTCATTGTGTACAGCAAGAAGTTGACCCATCTTCACACTATTTTCTTGAAGAGTGTCAACTACTTTTTCGAGTCTTTCTATTATTGCTGAGTTGATGTCAGACATGGAGTGCCTTTTGCCGTTTGTCCCAGTAGAATTTAATAACTTGATTAGGGTATAAACGAGTGATTTTTATTTTCTTGTGTACCTCAGGACGATATATCTTTCTGAGCTCAATCTTTATTTCAGACGGAGACTTACCATACAATACATATGAATCAATGCCATCAAAGTGTATTAGGTAAGGGATGACGCTGCTATCTTTTTGATAATGCTTTGCCTCTCCTAGTCCTGCGTTACCTGTGCGAGGACCTATGCCCACGTTAGGTAGGACATAACCTTTTGGTTTATACTTACGCTTCTTTACTTTCTTCTGCCCTAGCATTGGATCATATCCTGCCACAGGACCACTAGCAGCAGCAGATCCAGAGAATCCACCAGTGCCTGCACTCATTGTTGGGGCATCTTCGTTGATCATTCTATTGCAGTGAGCGTATCGTATACATCCATATCCAAATCAACTTCATTCAATGAGCCCTGATTGATCTCTGGATACCTATCTAAAAATATTAGAAAGGTCTTCAGTATAGACCAGTATTCTCGCTCTAGTTTATACATTAGCAACGGTATAGTTGCCTCATCAAAAACATTGAATAAAATGATCAGGTGATTGATTATTAAATTTGTACGTAATGTTCCAGTCTTCAAGTATCTCTTAAGCAAACGCTTAAGGTATTTGAATTTCTTCATGTCCTCCATGAAATCATCTACAGTAACCGATTGTGGGTTGTTGTAGTGCTTGATGGCGAACAGTAAGTGATTCTTATCTGTTAGACTTTCAAAATGCATTACGAAGATCAGGTATACCTGAGATTATTTATTAACTACCAAATGTAAGTGTAGCAGCACCGTTAGTCATTTTCTCTACAGCACCTTTGCTTGAGTTGATAACGCAGCGATACTTATATCCATTTAGTGTTGTGCCTGCTAGTCCACTATATGCAAGAGTTGCAGTAGTGAAGTTTGCATATGTAATACCAGTATCAAGTGAAGCACTTACATCTACCCAACGAGTAGTTGCAGTTGCTGTCTGTCTCTGCCACTTATATGTGATAGTACCTGACTGGTCTACTGTTGCTGCAGCAACGAATGTACCAGCACCACTAGAGGATGTAGAGTTAGCAGGTTGTGTGCCGACTGTAATTACCTCAACTACATCTGCTGCGATTGTGTCATCAGATGCGTCGCCCGCTGCAGCTGCAGTGGCGTGTGTGAATGCAAGACATTCTGCCTTGTGACGTGTGTCACCATTGTGTGTAGTATATGTGCGATATAACCACCAACCTGGTCCTGAAATACCTCTAGACTCATTAGTGCCCTTTGTCATTTCAGTAGCATCTACAAAAACAAGACTGTAGTCAGTTATGCTATCGCCACCCTTGATAACATATTCTGCTACTGCCTTGGGAGGTGTCCTCCTGATTGCATTTGCTGCAGTGATAGTTGCGGTTGATCCTGCATATACCTTATGAAGTTCTATAGCCGTCGCTGACGTTACTTGTTTTACAATGTAAGATACACCAGAGATATCTAACACGTCACCTACTTTGACAAGATTGTCAGAAGCGTCCGTGAAGTCTCCACTAGTGGTTACGGTAGCATCGCCATTGGTTACTCCAATGTTCGTGCCCATTGCTTTCGCATCGATTAGTCCAAATACAGCCATTGTTCTCTATAGTACGGGTGGTATCATCTATATGTTATTTATACTACTTTGCTTCTAGAGCTTCCTTCACTTTCTCAAAGAGAGCGTCGTCTGCTGTAGTCTTAGTTAGTTTTACTGCCTTACCGATGATAAGTAGACAGATATCGATTAATTTTTCGCCAAGTTCTGCGTCGTCAGGAATCTTCTTGACTGCAGCATCGATAACCTTGTATGCAAGGGGCATTAAAAAGCTAAACATAATTTTATAAAGCGGGGTACCTTATTTATAACTTTTTATACTCACTTGGTTTGATGCCTGCCATCTCTGCATCATGGTCTTGAGTGAGACCTATCATTTTCTGTCTCATTCTTTCCTTGATAACATCCTTAGCAGCCTGATCTTCGACGTCATGTGGAATTACATTGCCTTCAGCATCCTTTTCATGATGCTCTTTCTTTACTTCATGAGGCTCATAACCAATACCATCACCATCGTCATCCCACCAACGTTTTACTTTGCCTTTGGTCTTACCCTTAGCAGATTTCTTTGCAGCTTCCTTCAATGCATCCATAGATGCACCAAGTTTTGCTTTCATGGTTTCTTTCATGAGGTCTTCCTTCTTTGGATTAACTGTAATACCCTTTTTCGTAACGGTCTTGAGTGCACTTTTTCTATCAGGTGTTTTACTGGTAGGTTGCTCCATTACAAATCTCCTTTAATGTTACTTCGCCAGTCGTATTTTGGTTTAATTTCAAGTTTGAAAGATTCGACGTCGAGAGTCTTAGGATAGTCCTTGTCACCTGGTTTAGCAGGTTTCTCACCACGCTTACGTTTAGCATGGATGTTGTCCCAAAGACCTTTCTTACCCTCTTCAATCTTATCCTCTTCTTTAACACAGTTAGGTACTACTTTTCCGTCTTTCTTTTTAGTGCCCTTTGCCTTGTATCCTTTCCAACAAGTAGAAGCACCGACGTTTTTACGAGCCTGTTTCATAGACTCATGGAGATCATCTAGGTCAACACCGACGACGGATTCTTTTGCGGTGACACCTATATCAACTGCATCCTTAGCAGTCTTACGACCATCCTTACCCATAACAACATAGCGTCCGTCTGCCTTGCGACCAGTGACTAGCATCTGATCTCCACCAGAGGAGACGACTCTACCTACGTTCTTATCACGTTTAAACTCCATCTTCTTCTTAGCAACTGCTTCCTTCTCAATAGGAAAACCACCGTAACCTTCAATTACAGGCTCCCATGAATCCATCACTTCGATTGCTGCCTCGGCACCTTCTTTAAGATGCTTGGTTAACTTTTCTACTGTGTCAGTCTCTAGTGCATGAAAGATTTTATTCTGCTCTAGGAAGTTATACTTCATCAGTGCAGCAGACACTTTGATATCTAAAGTCATTGCTTTACTAAGGGGTTAGTCGTTAAAACGTATTATTATTTAGTCTTAGTCTTCTTTCTAAAATCAGAAAACTTAATTGTCGCTTGACCAGGTGTCATTGCTTGGACTGCCTTACGATATTCATCTGTGCCTACCTTCCATGTGTTACCACTACCATCATCAGCAGAATAATTAGATTGATCTTCTCTCTCTGTGATGTGATGTAACCATGCTTTATGCTCAGTGCCATCTGGCATTTGAAATATAACATAGTTGGTGCCACGATGGACAACATGTCCTGTTAAACCTGTGTCGTCGTGCTCTACTAATGCTCCTACCTTAAAAATATGCTCGAGCATATAGAAGTCACGGAATGTATTGTAGTCTAGTTTAGGTGCAAACTCCCATAGTGATTCACCAAACCACTCCTTGACATCTTTCTTTTTGCCTTTCTTAGGAGGGGGTGTCATTCCTGTCTTCACATCTGCCATCATCTGTTGACTATGTTTTCGACTGATACCCTTAGGCATCCCTGCATGGAATGAATCGTGGTCATCACCACTAGCATGCTTACGCATAGCAGATGCTGACAACTTCTCTATAGGATCTTTTGACTTGGGGTCTCTTGCTCCTGCAGACTTTATATTTATTGTATTGAAGTCGTAGTGGACTCCATTGTATTTCTTAGTTAGTGAGTCAAATTCTTTTACACGGTCATCACCTACAACCATAGTGACATGCTTATGACCTTCGTCATTCAAGTCCTTTAAGATGTCAAATATGTTTCGGTGTGCCTCGTTGTTTTGGATTTTATCTTTATGCTGAGGAAACATCTTACGCATGTGACCTACTTTTTGGTCTGCGTTGAGGGGATTCTTTTTGTGGTCTTGGGATCTGCTAGGGTAGATTCGGTAGTTTCCCGAGTCGCCTCCGTGAGATCTAACAGCATCGAGTAACTTACCATGGCCAGCATGAGGAGGATTAAACCTGCCAAAAGTAATTGCAACGTGGGGGTCAGCATCATTTTTTTTATTTGTACTAGAAGATTGACCCTTCGCGGATGGTGAGGGTTTCTTTGTGGTAGTCTCTTTTGCTTCTTTAATGAAATCTAGAAAACGCATTAGCCCCAGTCTTTTGCTACGGTGAAATTGGCACGACTAAATTCTAGTCTGTCAACAAGTTTAAGAGCAGTGCCATCTTTGATAGCAACAAATCCTTCTGGACTTGTTACACGATAACCTGACTCGTCTTCAAGGAAGGTGCCAACACCTTCAATCTTTTTGAGTTTATTTATAATCATATTCTTTGCATCCATGAGGTTTCTAAACCCACTGAGTGCAGAAAACATAATAGTCTTGTTACTATTTAGAAAAGAAACAGAGTCAGATCTACGCTTTTCCCATTGCTCTTGTGTTTTAGGAGTCTTTTTCTTGATGATTTCCTTCTTATATCTGTCATCTAGGAATTTAATAAACTCCTGTGTCATCTTCTGTGACGTGTTAGGAATCTTTCCTTGACGTATAACTTGGTTGAAATAGATCTTAAACATAGAGGCAGGAGACATAGCAGATTTGTCTTTAGATATAACGTCTAGAAACTTACCGCCTGACCTGAGATTAGTCTTTGCTTGTCTAATAGTATTGTTGATGTTATTCTTCTCGCTGATACTTAGATTAGCGAGACCATTTACATTAGTAAATTCAGATGAGAATACTGCAATGTCTTTGACACCCTGTAGACCTTTAACATCTGCACCGAATGTTGCAGATAGAGAGTCCATGCTACCACCAACGTAGCGGGTATGAAAGACAATGCCCATGGTAGATTTTGCAACCTTACCACTCATCTCACTATCTTGATCTACAATGTAAGTGATTGTATTTGGTTTAAATCTATAACCTCGCTTGCCACTAACGGTAACAAGAGGAGGGGTAGAAGTATAGAGGAGGTCACCTTGTAGTATGCCGTCAATGGGTAACTTCTTAAGTTGCTTGTAGCATTGCTTGAGGATACCATTGATAGCACCTTCGTAGTGAAAGTCGATGAAGTCTTCATTGTATCCTATCTTAGGTGTAGTCTTATTAAAGACTGACTTAGTGCCGACAAAAAACTCTCCTGTCTGTGGATCTTTACCACACACAATAGCAGGAGCACCGTCCCATTTTACAGTGACCTTCGTGTTGCCACCACCTTTACCAGAGGATAGCATGTCACGGAGAGACTCTAAAAAGGCAATGCTATTCTTAGCACCAGCTGAGCCAGCGTTAAAAATATCATCTTCTAAATGCTCTAGGTGAGTATTCTTTGCCATACTTCTATAATACTATACTTTATTATGTAATAGGAAAGTAGTGTGCCACTTTATCATGTGGATAGAAACCCTGTGTCACCGTCCAAATCCATGCTACTAGGACGTATGTTGTTTATCTTAAGTGCCATCAGAAACGACCATCGTGCATTTGACTTTGAGTTAGTCTTAAGACGAATCCTGATATTACTACTAGTTACTGAGTCAGAAAACCGTGGGCATCCATATCCTTCTGGGTCTCTACCCATATAATATAGTCCCTTTCCTTTTATCTGTATGTAAAAGGTGCTCTTAGAATTATAATATGTTTCTACTTCTCTTGCTGCAGCACGACCCTCTGCCAAATACTTGTCTGGAAATCTTTTAAGATCTAACTCAAGACCTTTCTTACGTTGTTGTAGAGTCGCATCATTCTTTAATGTAAACTTGGCAGGTGTATTCTTTGCAGGTTTCCAATGATCGTTTGCTTCTCTTATAATATTAAAGTTTTCAGCAATGCCTATCATGGTAAGTGCTGCTTCTTTCTGAGCACTTGCCTTAGTCTTATCAATAGTAAACTTCATTGCTGATGTATCAAAGTCAAAATTCATCTGAGCAAAGTCAGCAGATAACTTTTCCTTTAATTCAAACTTTACTATACTACTTGCCTTTTTTAATTCTAAGTCTGCCTTTGTATTGTCTGCACCTGCAGGGTCAGACACATCAAAACCTTTGTCACGCAACGATCTGATAACGTCGAATTCATACTGGAATCCTGCGTTTGCTAGTAGAGGTGATGCTGCGTTGCCCTCCCCATCTAAGAGAGGCTCGTTGTCTTTCTTGCGTGCCATAACTATATTTATCGCACTCAGATCTATTATTCCAATGGCGGATTACTCCGCTAATAATAAAACAATTAGTGATGAGATAGCTAATAAAGATAAGAGATCGTACAATGACCACATAATTATCATAGTCTTTCGTTTTCTCATCACTGAAACTTCCTAGACTATACTTCCATATCTTAAATATCACCTGGCTTTCTATTCTCAGAGTAGTATTCGTCAAACTTCATCTTAGGATAGCGTGCTGCTAACTTAAGTGTGTTGATGTATATAACTTCATCCATACGAATGTCTAGTGCAGCACATGCATTCTGTGCATACCACAATACGTCACCCAACTCCTTAATGAGATGATCCTTGGTGTCTTCATTCCATGGTTTGCCTTGATATTTAATCTTCTTTACAATCTCCATAAACTCTCCACCCTCTGCTGAGATACCAGATGCAGCAGTGTCTAGACGATTGATTTTACATCCTTTCTTTTCTAGTGCATCCATGTGCTGTCTGAATACATCATAGTGTTTACTAGGGTTAGAGCATGTTTGATCTACAAACTCAGCATACCTGTCGAAATCGATCTTGATCTTACCATCTTCTTCTGTTTGCTTTGCTTTCTTCTCAGCACTAGACATTTTCTGCTTGACCTTTTCTTTGGTCTTATATGCACTGTTGAAACGTGGGTCAGAGGCAACGTCTTTAGCATCTTTAGGTGCTTGTGCTGCAGCATCTTTTGCTGCCTGCTCAAAATTGTCAGCAGCATCAGTCGCTGCGTTAGAAAACTTTTCTGCTTTCTGTTGTATGTCGTCTCCACCATCCATCTCAGGGGTAGGAGCGAAACCGCCAGGATTAACCTTCATATTTTAAAACCTTTGAATTTAGATTTGGTATCAGTTGTAAATTCTTCTTGATTGCTATCAAGAATATTATCTTGAGCACTTTGCTCACAATCATACAGCCTCATCTTCGCTCTGTCAATACCTAACACAAAACGTTTGTTGACTGTAGGGTCATTATATCTATTTTTTAATTGTTTGACCATAATCTGATTCACTGCTTCTAGATCTTCGGTTGCAATAAGTGCAAACATAAGATCAGCAGTAGCAGGTAAACCGAAAGACTCACTAGTATCGGTAAGCTCGACGTCACTGCTCCCATAACCAGAGCGAGTGGTCTGCGTAGCGGACACGATGGGGACATTGAATTCTCCTGCCAGTCCTCGTAACTCTTCTGCGATTGCTTTGACATAGGTGTAAGAATTAACTATGTTGTTTTTGTATCTGGAAGATGCACATATGTTTAGATAATCTACAAAGATAATCTCAGGATGAAAACCTCTCTTTAGTGACAACTCATTGAGTAAAGACTTGAAGTGGTTAACATGTGCAGATGCAGTAGGGTATTCTTTGATTACAAGACGACCCTGTGTCTTGTCTTGTAACTTTTCTATCTTAGATTGATACTTTCCTTTGCTGAATAGTGGATCACTTAACTGTTGGATTGGGACGTCGAGGAGGTTGGCATCAATTCGCTCAGCAATTTTCTCCTCTGCCATTTCAAGTGTAATGTAGAGTACGTTTCTGCCTTGCAAGAGGACGGCACTAGCCATATGGCACATGAATAAACTTTTCCCGACACCAGTACCAGCGAGTGCGATATTGAGAGTCTTATTAGGCAACCCACCTTTTGTAATTTTGTTAAAAAATTCAAGGTCGAATGGGATTTTCTCTTCTTTTCTGTGGTAGAAGTCATAACGTGACTCTGAGTCCTCTATGTAATCGTGTCCAACATGGTCATCAAAACAAACAGACAATGCCTCTGACATAATTGTCGGTATGGCATCCTGATTACGAGCCTTGTCTTGACCATCAGCAATTTGGACAGACTCCATCAGAGCATTATATATGGCACGCTCTCTACACCACTTCTCTGTAGTGTCAAGCAACCAATCTTCATTATACTCCGTCTTATCTAGTCCACTTAGTATCTCTAAAACCTTATTGACAGCATCTTCTGTTAAATCTTTACGTTTCTCAACTTCTAAAGCGATAGCATTAGGCTCTGGAAGATTGTCATACGTTTCTATGAAGGTAGATACTTCTTTGAATACCACCTTCTGTGATAGATCATCAAAGTATTCTTCCTTAACGAAAGGTAATACCTTTCTCATGTAGTCTGGGTTGGTAATCAGATTACTGATTACAATTTCTTCTATACCTGGCATTATTGATAGTGTAAATATGTGCCTATAATGTATTTGTCATTACTGATAGGTTGCTCACCTAGATGAGGATACATCCATAGTGGAGGGAAGCAAAGCACACTACCTTCTTTAGGTTTGACCTTCATGTCTAGATTAGGAAAGGATGTTTCTCCTCCTTCCTCTACGTCATTTAGGTAGAAAAACATAACAAGAAAGCGACGTGCGGATGCATAGTCACCTACATCAATGTGGATATCAAATCTATCCTCAGTCTCTGCCGTATATTTTTTCATACGGATCTGCTCAATACTATTCTTGGGTGGCCAGAATGGTGAGCATGCAGTATCTTTCATGTAGTATTCAGATACTGATTGTATTTTAGCAATCAATTCGTTTTGTATCACACCCCATGCTTTATTATTCTCCTTCTCAGCGAGGAGAGTAACATTCAACTGTGTAAACTGTGGTTTGAATTGATTCTCCCAACGATCATGTGCTTCTGCATTCTCCTCAAAAGATTTGATTGCATTCTTACACAGGTTGGAGTCGAGCACATCATCATATACTCGAATAAAATCTTTTAGATCACTCGCCATACTTAAATTCCTTTTGAGCACTCTCGTCTAGTGCCTGCATTATTTCTTTGGTGAAGTATTTTTCTGGATCAGCAAGGATTGATTTAGGATATACATTAGACTCGCCAATGCGATAACGGTTACCAACCCGCTCGAAGACTCCATACTTTTCACCCAACTCCAATAGTCCGTAATATCTGTCAAGACCTCGTTCGTCATAGAATAACCTCGTTTCTATTTGTGCGTTTTCTTTTGTAAGTCTAGACTTTGCTGCCTTGACTTTAATAATATTTCCAACGACATCAGTGCCGTCTTTCTCTTTCTTTTTAGAAAGATATACTATAGTCGATGCAGCATATTTAAGTCCACTACCACCACCCATCTCTTTCGTGGGGATGTAAGATCCAACAACATCATAAGTATGATTTGTCACGATCATAGGTACATTAGCAAGACCTAGTTTCAAAGTCAATACCCTAAACGCACCTTTTAATACTTGTGCTCTAGTCATGTCACGAGTTTCTTTACCCGCTTCAGTATCTTCTATCTCTTTAGAGGTAGATAACATGCCAAGTGAATCCAATACAAACATCAGAGGTTTGCGATCAGACTCTTTCTGCTTCAAATATTTATCTACAATCTTAACTGCCTGTGTGCGAAACTCTTGTACGGTTGTCACAGGGACAATGATCATACGTTTAGAATCTATACCACGAGACTCAATCATTTGCTTACTAATAGCAGACTCAGATTCAAAGTATATGACACCTGCATCAGGATCTGTATCTAGGAAGTGACGGACAACACTCAAGGCAAAGAATGTTTTACCTGTGCTACTCTCACCTGCTAGTGCTGTGATCTTATTAGAAGGTAGACCACCGTAGACACTGCCACTCAATAAAGCATTGAGTATATAAGATCCAGTATCAACATATTGTGTAATGTCACCTGCAGAGATACCATCACTGGCAACTGCTGCAAATTCATTATCAATTTCCTTTATAATTCCAGTAAAAAAACTGCTAGTCATAATCATCCAAACATTGCTTCAAGTGTTGCACGTTGCCTTGCAGACCATCCGATCGTGTCAAGGATAACGGTAAGTGGATCAAGAAATGCTTTGTTAAATTGCATATCATAATCAATATATTCCTCTAGTTTAAACTCAGGAGGTAGAGTCCTAAAGAAGGAGATGACATTTTGGAAGTCACCCTTCTCCCCATGACGACCAAGTTTATTAGGTGTCTTGAGGAAGACATACTTGATCTTTTCACCCTCCTTTACGAGGGGATATTTATGTGTAAGTTTCTGCTCTTTGATAGAGTTATTATATAATAGCACACCTCGGACATGAATGGGGCAATGTGCTCCATAAAGTTTTTTAGGATGATGATATTTCTGTAAGTTGTTACACGATCTGGGGAATGCGATCTCATCTGTAGGTAGTGACTTAAACTTTTTCTCAAACTGTCTGACAAAACGCTGCACTTCCTTCTCATCAGTATTCATCATGAGTTTAAGGACTTCACGGAGTGCTCCACGACATGATGATGGGGTAGAAGACTTGACTGCTTCAATGCCCATGATCTTTAGTGAAGGCTCATGATACCTTACACCCTCACTATCCCATACGTTTAAAATATATCTCTTCTTGGCAGTCCATACACCACGATTAGCGATGTTTTCTCTCTTCATAAACATCTTCTGCTCGTAAGCATTTACATAGGTTGCCAATTCTTCATAAGAATTCTGTATATACTTTTCAAATTCCACGTCACACACCTTCGTAAGGAACCGCAATACGCTTTGATCGCTCTCCTCTCGCTCCTTGAATACCTTTTTAACCAAAGGATCCATATGCAAATAAATGGAATCGGTATCACTAGCAATAACATAATCTTTACCTTCCGTGTTTAATAATTTATTTAGAAACTTGTTGATCTTGTTTTCTATCCATCTGATAGAGACTTGACCAGACAAAGTGATTGCCTCAGCATTTGCCAAGTTGTAGTAACGGAAGTATTGATTACCAATAGCACCATAGGCACTGTTGAGTTGAATCTTCCTTGCCATTTGAATGTTATTATATGTGGAAATATCATTCAATAGACTAGTATTACCTGTCTCCTCAAACCTTTGTTTGGAGGCAAGCATTTTCTTTTTGAATATCTTCCTTTCATCGTAGATGCGTTGCATCATCTTAGGAAGAAATCCATGTATATCTTTACGATACTGAGCACCATTAGCACAGACAGCGTAATCAGGATGGGCAGTAAACTCTTCGTCAAGGATCTTATCTACTGATACTCGTGGGTGTCTCTCCTCTACGAGTGTTTCTGGGGATATATTATATTGCATTATAAGGTGTGGATACAGAGAATTCAAGTCAAAACTACACACCCAGTCATAAACACCTGGTATAGGTTCTTTTACATATGCTCCTGCATACTTGTCATCCTTATCAGAGGTGACCTTAGGGGGCACAACAATATTCTTTGAATACAAGTCATTATATATGAGAGTATCCCACATCTTTACCTGTGAGAATACATCATCAATGTTTACTTTAGCATCGTATGCCATGGTGACTGCCAACTCAACAAGTTTCATCTTGCTTTCTAGTTGATCAACCAACTCAACGTCATGTATGTTGTAATCTACAAATCTTTTCCAGTCTGAGGTATAAAAGTCTTTGAAGTTTTCATACATGCTATGGTCTAACTTATTCTCTCCCAACTCAACTGTAGATATATGCTCTAGACTGTATGATTCTTGTGCAGAATAGGTAAATTTTTTGTATAGATCAAGGTAATCTAGGATAGTTACACCAAGAATATCATAGACGAGATTTGCTCGGCCTTGCACATTTACGATGCGGTCTTTCACAACATTCCAAGGTGAGAGACTCTTCATCCACTTCTCTCCTAGGATCTTTTCAATCCTACGACAGATATAAGGCATGTCATAGAAGTTATTATTCCACCCTGTGATGATGTCAGGAGTGTTATGCACCCAGAATTTATGGAAGTCCTGTAGCATCTCATGCTCAGTATTAAATACACGATACTCTACAATGTCAGGTGCTGTATACTCTCTTGTGCCCCATGTAATGATCTTCTTAGTGATCATATTCTTCATGGTAATGCATAGCATGTCCTCTTGGCATGCTTCTACATCGGGGAATCCATTCTCACACGCAACCTCAATATCAATAGTCCATATACCCATCTTCTTTATGTCATAGTTGACACGATTAGGAAACTTCTGTGCGATATGTTGGAAGACAAACCTCTCATATCCATGCACTTCCATACCTTCTACATCAGAATACCTCTGTAGGAAATCTCTTGCCTCTCTTACTCCGTCAAACTTTTTCTTATGTGCATACCTACCATCAAGAGTCCTATACTTAGACTTCTTTGACTGATTAGTGGGCACTAGAAACAGAGAAGGGGATGTCTTCTCACGGTATTGCACACGCTCACCGTTTCGATATCCCCTTACCAACGCTGTATCTCCGAAGATAATTACGTTAGTATAAAAATCACTCATTCTTTGCTTTCTTATCCTTTGATTCTAACATGACTAGATACTTCTTTGCAATAGCAGGTGATGGATCTACAACAGTCAATACATCTGTGCTCTCTAGGAATAGATCATCTTGATCTGAGTAGGGAGGATACTTTGACAGTCCATGACCTGTAACTTCATGGCAGTTTTGTAAGAGGTAACTAGGTTCTTCGTCTAATTCTACAACGTCACCCAACAAGAAGACCTTCGGGTGGGATTTCAGTATAATCAACTTTAACATCATCTTTTTGGGGTTTTGAATTTTTAATAGTGGTCAACGCTTGCTCATATCTTTTAAGCACCTCATGATGAGGGTCAGCAATACTTACAACATGGTGTAGGGAAATAAAATTTGCCCCGACTGTTAGTGGGAAGTATGGATAAAATCTCATACGGATATCCTTTAGTGGATTGTCCCCATTCCCTTCTTCTTCTACAAGAAAATCCTTTTCATTCATTTCTAATTGAATAGAAAATGCATCTTTAAATTCATAAGCAAGCACACGAAGATCCTCTGGATTACTTGTGAAATCCTTAGACGGTGCATTCCTTACTTCTTTAATGTCAGCGACTACATCTTCGCCGTTAACCATCCTAGCAATTTTGATACTCATATTAGAAAGACTAGTGACCTATTTATCTTACCATGAAAAAAGGAGGTGTCAAGCACCTCCTTAATTTTAAGATATATCATATACCTTACGTTTTTGATGATCAGGAATGATCTTAGTTAGAGTAATAGATAGCAATCCATTGGTAAACTTAACATCACCTACCTCTACATCATCACTGAGGTTGAATCCTCTAGAGAATGATCTTGCTGCTACACCTCTGTGTATATACTCCTGACTGTCAGTCTCATCTTTATCTACTGACTTGATTATCAGCACGTTTGTTTCTGTTGAGACCTCTACATCTTTTGGATCCCATCCTGCTAGTGCTAATTCGATTCTCCATGTCTCGTCAGACTCCTTAACAATATTATATGGTGGGTATTGTGTCTGTGGAGACCCTATTCCATATGCATGTAGTCTGTAAAATAGATCGTCAAACCCTACACTGTAGCGATTTGCTGCATCAAAGATTGCATCGACATCCTTAGATGTCCATTTAGTTAGTTTCATAATTCTCCTTTAAAAGCGAGTTAGTTGTTTGTGTCCCCGAAGGCGACACTACTATTTAACCATGAAGTAATGTAACTGTATATGGTGACTACCGTCTCGATTGTTACAGAATACCGTAATATAAACTATGCTAAATAAAGCTACAGTAGTAATCCCTCGCGAGGATAAAATGAAGAAAACATTATTCTTTATTATGTTATTGTCCCTAGGATCAGCTGCAAATGCAGGTGGATTGTCAACTAGACACCAGTCAAGTTTACAACACACAGTAGATGCACAAACAGCAACCTATTCAAGAGTTGGAAATTCTTTTTCAGTCTCAGGTACAAACGTGACAACATCCCATACAGCAGCAGGTGCATCGAGTGCAACCGCAAATGGTATTGGAGTTAACACCTACGATGGCACAACAGGTGTCGCAACAGTAGGATCTATCACAGGAACACAGACAGGATCAGGATCCTTTTCCTTTGCTCAGTCATTCACTAAGGGTGACATAGCAGGTACAGCATCTGAATATTCAGACTTCGGTAGTGTATCAATTACATCTGCAGGCACACAGAATAGCTCAGCAAATGCACCAGGTACTGTTACTGCTGCTCATGCAATCACACTTACAGGTACTGGTAACATTGGATCAACAACAACAGGTCAGTTTGTAAGTGAAGTAACTATCTTTGATTAAGATCATGAGGAATACATATAAACTATTCCTCATGTTTTTTGCAATGGGCGTAACCCCAGTCATAGCAGTGCCTGTGGTACCAAATTTCACTCAAGGTTCGATGACCACCCACACGGAAACGACTTCTACGGTGAAAGAGACCATAAATTCCATGGATTATAATACAGGCTATCAATGGTCGGTAACAGGAAATGGAATTACAACAACTGATAATTTATCACCAACCACATCTACAACTAATGTAACTATTGACGGAGTGACTTCAACATGGACAGGAGTAGGGACAACACCCACCTTCACACAGACAACACCAGGTGCACCGTTTCAATTCACGGAAACATACAGCGGACCAGGCTTGTCGAATCACACAATAATACAAAGAGAAACAACCGTAACAAGCGTCACAGACACAACCAGTATCTTTCAGCAATAGGGATATCCCTTGCTATGACTGGGTTTATGCCTTCTGCTATAGCAGAGACAGTTGGTGGAGTTAGTGCGACTGCATCGCCGATCGCGAATTCTTCTGGCTCAGTGACCAACCAAGCTATACAGGTTTTACAAGGTCCATATATAACTAACACATATGGTAATGGTATACAGTGTCAGGGTCCTACCCTCAACGTTACACCATATGCCACAGCAACAGCATCATCCCAAAAACCATTTGAGGATTATTGGGATTCGCCAGTGTACGACATGTCAGACGTCAATGATGACGGTGTGTTAGACAATCCAGGTAATATTTT